TATATCAATTGGGCCGCCCTGATACTCTTGAGAAACATAATATTGCTTTAAAAATTCTGAGGTCTTTGGGCTTTCATCTAGTATGAATTCTGGTAATTGATTTTCAACAATTTGTTGAACTTTATCCCTAGTATCAAAACCAGTTTGTATCATATTATGACCTCGTTAGATTTCCGTTTGAATAACTTGATGTGTAATAATCTTTTGTGAAAGATACACCAGATATATTATCTCCAGATGCAATTACATCTTTTACCATATTTATTGAACTTTTTGCAACATCAAAGTAGATATAAAGATCTTTAAGTCCAACAACATCATTCGATTCTGGATATGCTTGAACTTCAATTGTATCATCTGGTTTATCTGTTCCAGTAATGACCACGTATTCAGGTGCTCCTAAAATAATCTCACCTTTTGTATAATCTACAGATCCAGCAGATTGAATGACAACTTGTTTTTGTCCATCTGCGGCAAATTTAATAATAGAAATAATTCCTAATCCACTACCATCTAAAGTACCATCTATCTTTTTATTAGGAAGATCACTGATATAGACCTTAGAAGATTCACCGCTAATATAAAAACCAGTTGATTTTATATTTCCACCTTCTGAATTGATGTGAAACTTATTACCAAAGCAAAGTTCATATTGAACTTTTTTATTAATAAGAGCTTTTAGATCTCTTCTAATTCTAACCTTTGTAATATTTGAAGTAATTGCCTGATCTGTATTATCAATAATTTGCTGAATTTTACTATACTTAAATCTTCCACCAAACTTATTTAAATCAATAGATTGGGAATACGTATTAAGTGAAGTAATTACATCTGTTTTAAGATCTTCAACTGAAGAAACTTGAGAGTAATTATAATATGTGGACGAATCAATCTCAACATAAAGAATCTTGAGATCTATAATTTTTTGGTTAATACCAGAAATACTATATTGCTTTAATTTTGATAAAATTTGAGATTTATTAAAGTCCGAAACAAATGTACCATTTTTTGGTTTGATACTAATCAAAACAGATCCAAATTCTGGTGGATCAACTTCTTCCCCACCAACAACTGATACAGATTCTGCATCAGGATAAATCATCTGAATAATAGCTTCATAATCTCTTGCTGTTACGGCACGGTACTGTGAAGAATACAGTCTAGGTGCAAAGTATTTGATTGAATTGATAGATTCAATATCTCCACCATTTTGAGATGGTTGTATTGTAGTTACATTAACTGAATTGACTGGAACTATAACTTGATCAGACGCTCCAACAAAATTACCAGCAAAGGAAAAATTACTGGCACCATTTCCACTCTTTCCTTCAGTTGTAATATATGTTATTGTAATTACAGCATTATTTTCAAGTTTTTTACCAATAATTCCATCACCAAAGAGAAGTTCATACTTTTCATCTTGAACTTCTTGAAGCAAATAAATGTTTGAATTTTTATCAACTTCTGTAATATTACTTGCCAGAAAATATTCTAGACCTAATCCACTATCGCCAGTTCCCTTTACATAAACTTTGATTGTGGAAGAATCAACATATGGATTTGGAATAATAAATTTTTGATTTAATGATCCATCGACCACATATTCTTTTTTAAGAAATGTTCCTTCACAAATTTCAATACTATTGAATGATGCAATTTTTGTAGTGGGGTTAATGGTAGCAGTAATATTCTCAGGAACAGAGAAAACATAAGACGTATTATCTACACTTCCTACACAGACTAAACCAGCTTTGAGCGTGATTGTGGGACTTGTGACAGCAGGATTTACTTGAACATCAAAAGAAACTGTTGCTTTTGAAGAAGTCCTTGAGCGAGGAACATATCCAATATTTCTCGCCAGTGATACAACATTCTCTCTTAGAGTTGCCGAATCTAGAAAAGATTCGTTAACAATCATGTTTGAGTTGAATGCTGTAATATAAGTATTGTACGCAAGGGTATCGATTAGGACTGAGAAATTGGATCCTTCAAAATCAAAATCTGTAAAATTAGAATTTGCACGAAGATAATCCTTTATCGAAGCCCTAATCTGATCAAAGTCTAAATTAGTAAATTTTGTGAAAGGCATTTTATCTGGTTGCCTCTATGATGAACGAAAATTCTTGAGTTGGAAATTCCTGTCCGATAATATCAAATATAACGGTTATATCAAAGGTATTACTGTCTGGTTGTGGCAGAACAATAGCCTGTACATTCGTAACTCTTGGTTCGTAGTTTGCAATTACAGTTTCAACTTGTAATTTAATGTTCGCGGCACTACCATAATCAACAAAATCAAATAAACTAGAGCGAACCTGAGAACCAAGAGAAGAATTAAAAAATCTCTCATTGATTTGAGTCTCTACCAAATTTCTTACAGATCTACGAATTGAATTTTCGTTTTTCAAAATTGGCAGATCCTTTGTCACTGGATGTGGTTCAAAGGACAAGCTAATATCTTTAAATGATCTAGATATCCTTTGAACCGCCATAGGACAAGAAAACTTCTGACTTTATTTATAGGTATTACCAGGAAGAACCGTAATTTGGTTCGGTTCCATATGACCAATCATCATAGTCTTCGTCATTACGAATTTTTTCGTGCAATTCATACTGTTTTTTGAAATCATGTTTTGGTGCAGTATCGTGCATAATTTCTTGAATCACACGTTTTGGTGGGGTTGAATCATAATCAGTGATGAGTTTTGTGGTTCCCCACATCTCTTTCATATAGTTTGAATCTCTATCTACGGGTAAATTTGACATTTTAGCTCCTGTTTTAATGAATAAAACAGAACTTTTTTGGTAGGAGGTTGCTATCTCCCTACCTTTATTTAACGATCGACCTCTCTCAGAGAATAAGAGTCGGAATTCAGATATTTCAACAGTTCAATTGCAATTAAACGTGGATTTCCTGCACCACATGTATAGACATCAATCGCTAAACACCCATTTTCTGGCCAGGTGTGACAAGAAACGTGACTTTCGGCAAGAGAAATCACAACGGTACACCCCTGAGGGTTAAAACGATGTGAAAAAACGTTCAAAATTGTCATTTTTGCACGTTCAATGCCTCTTATCATGACGTTCTGTAGAGAGTCTACGTCATTAATAAGGTCAAAATTGACATTATACACCTCTAAAAGCAGGTGTTTACCCATTGAAAAGTTTTTCAATTCAATTTTTATGAAAAAATATATTTATTAGACAAAAAAATACGCCCTATCGGACGTATTTTGGGAGTTATAATGTATTTTTAAGTTATTTTCCTTGACCGCGATACTTTTTACGTGCTCCATTACGAGACGTAGCGGCATACTTTGTTCCACCACCATCTCCTTGACGAGACTTTTTGGGGGGACCAGGAATATAAGAGCTCTTATTGAGACCAACTTTTGCTTTTGCCATAATTATTCGATCATTTCAGTGGTTAGTTCTTGCGGATCTGGAGAACCTGTCTGGTAATACTGAATTGCCAGGTCCTCCATTACTTCAAAATATTCTTCTTCTGTAAGAGACGAATAAATTTTACGCCCCTTACATAAAATATTGTATTTTGTGTCCGATTTGTTAGCCATTCAATCAGATGATTCTTGACTTTTCGTGACCGACGCGAACGCGAGGATCACACCAAATTTCAAATCCTGCTTCTTTTGCATCCAAACAGAACGATACGTCTTCTCCACACATATCTTGAACCTCACCAGATTCAAAGACTTGCATTTTAGGTGCAAACCAAGGATACTTCATATCAGAATGTTCAAAAACACCATTCTTAATCAGAACCCATCCAAATCCAGTGTAATCAACTGTAAATGGTTTCCGACGCTTTGAGATGCTATCAACGGTTTCATGATTCATCACTCCACCATTACCACGAAAATCTTCTTCATCTAACCAGTGAGCAACTGAGGTCGTATGCCCATCTTCTGTTGCATACCAACCTGCAGCAATGTCTTTGTCCATTAAGACTAACTGCCAAAACTTTTCTGTATTAAAAACAATATCAGAATCGATCCAAAGTTGCCAATCATATTTCAGTTTACCGTCCCA